CCCAATAGACCCAATAGAGAAACAAAAATGGAAAGAGAAAATAAACCCAATAAACCCAATAGACCCAATAGAGAAACAAAAATGGAAAGAGAAAATAAACCCAATAAACCCAATAGACCCAATAGACCCAATAGACCCAATAGACCCAATAGACCCAATAGAGAAACAAAAATGGAAAGAGAAAATAGAAAATATATTAAAGAAATAGAACGTATGAATGTAGCATCAGAAAATATTATGAATTATAAATTTCCAACATGTAATGAAAACACTGAAAGATGTGAACTTACTAAAAATGAATTGTGTAAAGCTATTTCACGTAATTACATAGTTAGATCTAATATTATTGCAGCAATTTTATCTACTTTACCAAGTCGTGATGAAAATGGCAGATATATTGTTGGATTTTGTCAAAATAAATTGAAATCATTGGAACAATTTAAGATTTGTTTACCACCTGGATTTAAAGATTTAGATAAATTATCTAAAGAAGATAGAATGAAAGAATTGGTTAAATATATAGATAATATAGATGAAAATGATTGCCGTGGTATGGGAGGATATTATAAATCATTGACTAAAAATGAGATAGAAGCATTAATGACTGGTAATAATGAGTTTAATCTTTTTTACAAGAAGTTTTCTCAACAGATGAGAAAACAATATACAGAATCTTTAAGAAATTTGTTAGGTATATTAGATTTATTAGAAAATGAAACTACCATTAATAATAAAATATTGAATGATATTGGAAGAAAGACTAAAATTATTATTGATGATATGTATACAAAATGTCATATGAATTATATGTATGCTGTTCTTGCATATTTGAAAGCAGATGTAGAGACTACACAAAAGACATTACAAGATGAAAAAGCTATTATAAATGCTCTACAAGAAAAATTAATATAGAGTTTCTTCATAATCAATATTTAATGATTTATATAAATTTTCAATATGTATATATGGATTATATTTAGTTACAATATTTATATGATATCTATAAATATAGATTATTTCTTGTAAATTAAGATTATCAATTGTGATATATTTTTTTTTTGAAGAATTGCATAATATTTTGTAATTTATATCTAAAATTCTATACATTCTTTTAGGACAAAAATAGGAAGCTGAACAAGCATATGATAAAATAATTAATTTTCTAATTACTTTATCATCTACATTTATATCATTATGATTCTTACAAAAACCCTTATTTAATGGATAAGCAAAATGTTTACAAGTACTATAAGCACATTTATCAATTTTTATTTTGATAATTGTTTCAAACAGTTTTTTAGTAGATATATACCCATCTATTTCAAAATCAACATTTTTACATGTAAAAAAATCCTTTTTACAATTTAGACAGTGTTTATTGTATTCTGTACCACTAAAACAACTAAAATGAAATTTATGACCACAATTTAACTGTATAGTAAAAAAATTATTTTTTGAGTTACAATTAGCATCACATATAGACATATTATATACAATTTTCAAATTTATATTAAAATATATTCATTTTTTTATTAAGATTTTAGAAGTTGTGCTGCAGGTTCTTCATAAGCAGCACCAACATCACCTGGTAATTCTACAACTTCAACTATTAATTCCACTGAATCAACAATTAAATTAATTCCACTTTCCATTAAAGCCTCTATATTACCAAATAAATCTGAAGAACTTGTACCGGTTGATCCGCCTTTTTGTTTTTTATTTTTAGCGTGTTTATTTTTAGTGTGTCTATTTTTAGGCATATTATAATAAATATTAATATAAAAAATTGAATAAATATATATAAAAATATAATAAGATATATATTTAATAATGTCTACAATAACTTTAAAAAGTGTATTAAATGAATTAGAAAAGATAAAAGAATCTAAATCCACACATACTGACACATGTAATATTTGTTCTTTAGAATTATTATCAGACGATAAAATTAAACTAAAATGTAAACATGAATATCATTATGATTGTATTTTAAATTGGTATATCAAAACTGTTTCATGTAACAATAGTAATCCTTCAAGTAGTAAAATCAGAGAGTGTCCATATTGTAGACAAGTTGGAGGATATTTACCAATGAAATTAAATACTAATTATATTAAGCATATTCATGCACCAAAATATAGTAAATTTAATAAAGAAGATTTGAATAAAATGTTAAAACCTAAAGTTAAATGTAAAGGTATTACAAAAACAGGTAATGTATGTAAATTGTATGCTAAGGAAGATGGTGAATATTGTCATATACATCATAAAAAGTAAGTAGAATAATTTTATAAAAAGTGAATAAAATAATATATAAAAAAATAGTTATTAAAATAATAATAATAAAAACAAATGTCAAAAAGAGAAAATTACATATCGTGGTCTGAATATTTTATGGAAATTGCTAAAACCAGCGCCAAACGTTCTAAAGATCCAAATACTCAGGTAGGTACTTGTGTAGTTGGAGAAGATATGAAAATTATTTGTACTGGATACAATGGAATGCCACGTGGTTGCAATGATGATGAGTTTTCGTGGTCTTCACCTGAAAAGTATCTCTATGTCTGTCACGCAGAGCAGAATGCTCTCTTAAATGCAAACAATTTCAATATGTTGAAGGGTTCTACCTTGTATACGACTTTATTTCCATGTAATGAGTGTGCAAAAATTATTATACAATTAGGTGTACACACTGTTATTTATTTAGAAGATAAATATCATGATAATAAAGAGTGTGTTGCTGCAAGAAAAATGTTTGATGCAGCGGGAGTTGTTTATACTAATTATAAAAAATAAAAAAGTGACAGCTAATATTCTATAAATTAATAGTAAATAATATTTACGGCTGTTCTCCCTAATAAATCTACTCATTAGGGAGAACAGAAAAAAAGCACGTGTGGGGATAAGAAACAGTTTTCCGTACAAACTTAAATCTTCTACAACCGCTGTCAGTAGTGCCGACAATCGGGACTATAGTTTTACTATAATAGGTGGCATCTACCAACTATAGATGTGCCCGCACTATTGTTATAATTATTTTACATCCATCGGTTCCCAGTATGAAAAACGAATATCCAAATTACAATGAAGGCTACAAATATTAGATCAGTGTGTGCTAAATAGGCAATGATAAAACCGGAAAGGGCTCTACCAGTAGCATTACTGATACGCTCATCTTCATGTTCAACATAGAGTCCCCAATAAGTGAATAAAATCATTAAAATAAAGAAGAATAGGAATGTGGGATTTTTAAAGTCCTTATATATTTTAGTGTATTTATCTCTTGTATAAACCATAAAAATTATAATTATTAGAAATATTAAATGAATAATATTATCTTTTTTCATTATATATATTTTAAAGATAAAAAAATTTTTTATAAATAGAGAGTGGTAAGAGAGTTAATTACTCAGATTTCACTAATTTTAGTTAGCCGTTTGGTTAGTATTATAAAAAACATTGGTGAGATAGTAATGTTATTGCACGCATCAGTAATTTATAGATAATTTATCAGATCAAGAAAATTTTTATAAAAAGTTTTTATGTTTTTGATACAAAAACACAAGTAAGAGAGTTTAAGTAGGTCTTGAGCCGTTGCTGGCTGGATACATGAATTTGTATCAAAAAATAAAAACTGATTCTGGAATAATCCCCCACCCTCTCTTAATTTTATACTTTTTTATATTAAATTTTATGTGTCATTTTTTTTATAAAACTTTTATTATAAGAGTTTGTTAATTGCGGTGTTATCACAACTAATTCAAAAGATTATTGTATTCGTCCTGTGGAATGTTTGATTGCCATTCTCGATAGACCAAAACCAAAATCTTTTTCACAATGTCCGCCGGAATCTTACCCCTTAATTTCATTACAATTTGAAACTTTAGGATTTGACTCTCTCTTGTGAGAAAATGCATCGATTGTTGATCGATGAAGATGATAGGGTTGTTTAAATCCTTGATATTCATCTGCTTATTGCGCGATAACAGCATTGATTTGCTGATCGATTCAAGAAAGATGTCAATCTCATCGCGAGGGTACATTTCGACAAACAATTTCTCAAAAAATTTGAGACACAAGAATTCCTCCATTGATTTCTTCTTCAATAACTTCATATTAAAGCCTCTTGGTGCACGACAATCGTCATGCTCAAAACGTTTTCGAAAAAAGAAATCTATAAACCAATGAACTGACAAAAAACCAGATGGATGCTCATGACATAAGAATGTAAATAATATATTACTACACACACTCTCAACAAACTTTTTTTTTTGTTTTTTTTTACCATTTAAAATGGTTGGAAAAAATTTCTCAAGAGTGAGAATGATATTGCAATCAATGCATTGATTATTGTGGTCGCAACCACATGAAATTTTTGAATGAACTTTCATCCTAAAATTTAATTTATATATATGAAAATTAAGGCATCATTTTTTGTTAATAAAAAATTGATTATATTTTAATATTTAATTAAATTATTAAAATATATGAACGTATACAACGATATATGGCATTCTGTTATTTCTGAATGCAGTGCTGAAAACAAGAGAAAATTAGGTATAATAAATAAAAATATGGCTAATATTGTTTCTTCCTACTTTCGCAAAGAATATATAAAATTAGATTCAGATTTTAATCAAGTATTTAACCAACGAATAGAAGCATTAGGATTTGATCCTATCATTTTCAATAATAACTTAAAAAAAACTAACTCTATGATATGTGGGTCTTATCCTCTAAGCTGTGTGTTATTTGAAGATTATAGATATAGCGATATTAATATTTACACAAGAAACATAGGTAACAATAATCAGACAAGTGAAATAGATGATCAAAATGATTTAGATAAATATATCAAGTGTAATCAAAATATAATTGATTATTATGAAGATGAAACATTGAATTATTTTAGGTATATGTCTGGTGTTAAAAAGGCATATATTTATGATATGAATAGTGTAAGAATTCGTGTAATATATATTGACCCTGAATTTTCAATTGTTGATTTTATAGATAAAAATTATGATTTATCTATAACTAAGACATTTTTTGATGGAGATAATATGTATATTAATGGTCAAGATACCATATCGAAAATAGCATATATTTCTAATTCTAAGATTAATAAGGATGATTACAGTAAAGAAGAGGTTAAATTATTGTTAGAAAGAGTAGCTAAGTATTTAGATCGCGGATTTGCAATAAATAATCTTGAATATTTTATATCCAAACATCAGGATCAAGAGGCATTTATAGAATTATTGAATATTTATGGAAATTTCAAAATGAGTTAAAAAATATAAAAAAATATACCTACTTTATATTATAAAAATGAAACATATGTCAACTTTTTGTTTAAATATGATTGTAAAAAATGAGACTAAAACATTACCAACTTTATTTAAATCTTTACATAAAGTTATTGATTATTATGTCATTCTTGATACTGGATCTACTGATGGAACACCTGAATTAATTAAAAAAGAAATGAATAATTATGGTATTAAAGGAGATGTTCATTTAGGAGAATGGGTAAATTTTGGACATTGTCGAAATGAAGCACTTAAATTAGCTGTTGGTAAAGCAGACTATATATTAATAATAGATGCAGATGAAGAATTGAATTATAAAAATCCTTATTTTTTTAAAACTTTAATATATGATTGTTATAATTTATCAAGAAAGTATGGATCTACAGAATATTATTTACCTGCTATTATAAATATTAAAAATAATAATGAATTAGGATGGGAATGGAAAGGTGTAGTACATAATTATTTAGAATGTAAAAAGAAAAATATTACTGGTCAAGATGTACCAATAGAAGAGGTATTTATTTTATCACATATACATGGTGGTGCTAAATCTCATGGTGTTACCTCAGAAGAGAAATATTTACGTGATGCGAAATTATTGGAGGAAGAGTTGAAGAAGAATCCAAATGATACACGGAGTCAATTCTATTTAGCTCAATCATATCGTGATGCAAAATTGGTGGATAAAGCTATTGAACATTATCAAAAACGTGCGGAAATGGGTGGATGGATAGAAGAAGTATATTATTCAAAATTACGCGTGGGACGATTAATGTTACAAAAAGGCGAAAGTTTTGATAAATTTGGACCTGTTTTATTAGATGCATATCAAACTTTACCATCAAGAGTAGAAGCAATTCACACTTTAGTTAATTATTGTCGTTTAATGAAATGGTATCATTTGGGTCATTTATTAGGTAAAATACCTGTTAATATTCGTAATACTAAATGTAAATTATTTATTGAGAAACCTTCATATGATTATGGTTTGTTAGATGATTATTCAATTTGTGCATATTGGGCGGGTGATTATGATGATGCAGTAAGATGTTGTAAATTAATTTTGATGGAAAAGAAAATACCTAATAATCATATAGATAGAATTAAAAAGAATTTAGAGTTTGGTTTAGAAAAAGTCAGATCTTAAATTATAATTTGTTCATTATATGTAATTGATTTATAAAAAATATTAAGTATAAAATACCAACAAGTATCATTGCACAAATAATAAATATATTTCCATGATTGAATTTATTAATAGATGTATATAGGTAATATATTGATAAAATACTAAATGTAGTTAAATAGATATAATTTACATGTGTTGGTTTTTCTACGTCTTTATAGATATATTCATATGTATAGACAGATATCATTCCAAGTTGTCCAATAATAAACGCAATATTTTTATAATTATATATTGCTTTATTCCATATTACCGTAAAATTATTTATATCTTGTGTATAAATATAAAAAAATATAGCAAACATAGTTAAAAATGAATGACCAATAATACCATTAATAGTTACAATTTTACTTCCAATATATTTTGAATCTATCCGTAATAACATTGCATTAAATATAAAAATATGTCCTATTAAATAGAATAATGATACTATATTGCAATAATTAATTATTTTATATTTACTTAAGATATTAAATAATAAATATGTTAATGCAAGTGAACCATGTGCTATAGTTCCATATGCAAACATATAATCTGTATATGGTATTTTTAACATAATGTATATATATATATATATTATAAAAAATTGATTTATAAAATTATTTAAAAACATAAGAATAAATACTATTTAATATGTCTAAAACCAATGCAGAAGATGTTAAAGAATTTACGGAGGGATACACTAACACTAAATGTCCTAATAAACCTGTTGCCATGACAAAAGATGAAGTCTTTTGGCTAATCCGCATGGTTCTAAGTGAAATGGATGAGCTTGCTGCAACAGTTACTTCTAATGATGAAGAATGTACTGAATTTATGCAAGAAGCTCTTAAAACGATTGATAAATGTCACAATTATGAGTATGATAGTGATGTAGAATTGATTGGTGCACAAGCTGATGCAATGGTAGATGCATGGTATTATATGTTAAATATTGCTGCAAAACATGGTATGAATCTATCTAAATTGTTTGGAGTTATTCATGAAGCAAATATGAATAAGCGAGATCCGAAGACAAAAGAGTTTATTAGACGAGAAAGTGATGGAAAGGTTATTAAACCAGTCGGGTGGCAACCACCTAATATTGATGCGGAGATTCAAAAACAGTTTGAGGAAGGTTCATGGTCTTAGATATATAAAAATTTTTTTTTTATAAAAATTGAAAAATTTTTACTGATATTTATAAAATATCAGTAAAGATGGAAGAATTAAGACAAATTTTAAATCATCAAAATGGAGACATTACGATGGCATTGAATATTTATGCAACACGAATTGAGGTTTCTAATCCTATACAGGATAATAAAATTGATATTCATCTTGCATTAAATATGTTTTCTGAATATTGGGGAATTTATGGTCAGAGTATTTCTAATATTTCTTATCTCTCAAATTTTGCAACAATATTTGTAGATCAAATGCTATTTATCAACGAGTATGAGGAAGTATGTGTAGCTATTAAAAAAGTTATGGATAAAGAACAATTTACTGGTGTACAAAGAGATTGGAGAAGTGCCTAAAATATTTATATATTATAAAAAATTGAAAATATTTATTCAAAAATATTATTATAATTATTATCATGTCAGCTACAAAAGATGAAGCTACTACTGACCGATGCGTTAGTTCTAAAGAAGAATTCCTTGCTAAACAGAAGAATATTGCTTCTAAAAGGAAGTCATTCTATCACAAAATCAATCAGGCGATTACCATTATGGAAAAAAAAGACCAATTAGAAATTGTTGTCTTTGGTGGTGCTGTCCGTGACAGTAATATCATGCTTAAAAGCGGGTTCACTGAATGGGAGATGGGAAAAACGGACATTGACATCCGTTTCAATATTTTAAGAGAACCAATTCGTATGACTATTGAGGATACAGTGCAAGAATTGTTCAAAAATTTTGTCCAATTAATGCAGTTTATTGATTGTAAAACAAAAGAGATTTCAAACACTCAAAAAGGTTACAGTTACAATCACTTTTGTCTTCGAACCTTGAGTGTCGAATTTCAGGATATCACTATTGAGATTGATTTGGTTTATGGTTCAACCATACCAATTGACTTCAATGTTAACTCTCTGGTTATGAATCCTACCAACGGTATTACCGTTAAAGAAGGGTATGGACCGAAGTTTTGCGAGATCATTGATCATATTAGAAACCGGATTTTTTTAGTATTGTGGTCTCCTGATCATGATCTCAAAAAGATTGTTCTGAGAATTGGAAAGATGGAATCACGAGGCTGGAAATGTTTGAATTTCAACGAGATCTTCAAATTTCTACAATTACCCAATTTGAAAAAAAATCTGTTACTCTCCTTGAAAAAATTTGTTACAAATACAAAGATCAGAGACCAAGTCAAAAACTTCAGAGATCTTGACGATTGTGGCATTTGTAAGTACAAGGTCAAAAGCGGTGCTATCATTCCAACCATGCAGTGTAGTCACAACGAGATGTTTCATCATCGTTGTTTGTTGTCTTACTTCATTTCGAAGACAGACGGCAAATACAATTGTCCTTTCTGCTTCGAGCCAGCATTTTAAATTTTCTTGTTATAAAATAATTTGTAAAAAATATCTTACTAAATATTATAAATGGTAAAATATTCCCCATCAAAAAAATCAAAAAGATTTCCAAATAGAAATACTAAAGAGTCTATGACAATTTTAAATAAATATGTCAAAGGTGATATTAAAAATGCAAATGATACTATTAAACATTTAGAAAAAGTTTTCTTACCTACACAAATAAATCTTACCTATAAGAAAGATATTTTAGAAAAACTAAAAAAAGGTGAATTAACAGCAGAAGAAGCAGAAAGAAAATTACACTTTTTCGTTCGTTTAGAAAGAGAATTTGTACCCAGAAATAACAATAAGAAATCTAACGAAAAACCCAACAATAAAAAGACTGAAAATAATAAAAAGAGTGCGGCTAAGAAAAATAATACCAAGAGTGAAAATAATACCAAGAGTGAAAATAATAAAAAGAGTGCAAACAAAAATAAAAAGAGTGCAAACAAAAATAAAAAGAGTGCGGCTAAGAAAAATAATACTAATAACGCGGCTAAGAAAAATAATACTAATAACGCGGCTAAGAAAAATAATACTAATAACGCGGCTAAGAAAAATAATACTAATAACGCGGCTAAGAAAAATAATACTAATAACGCGGCTAAGAAAAATAATACCAAGAGTGAAAATAATAAAAAGAGTGCAAACAAAAATAAAAAGAGTGCGGCTAAGAATAATAATACTAAGAAATAATAAAGGTGGTTTCTTCCATTTTACACCATCTTCTAAGTGTTTTTGGCATTTTTCGAAGATTTAATTTCATCCTTAATTTAATACCCATATCTACTATTTGATGATAAAATATTGGCATAACAAAAACGAAGTATAGTAAATGTTCATTAATAAATAAATTTTTATATAAAGCAATTAAAAACACCAAATATTAGAAATAAATTTATATTTTAATGTTTATAGTGGCATTAAAATATATTTATAATATATATGAAAGATTTAGGTATAAAAGTAGTATGTCTTAATTCTCGTGTTAGAAAATTAGAAAGAAAATTAGATCTAACACCTATAGTTTTTCAACCAAAATTCAGTTCTGGATATGAAAATTTATTAGTAAATCAAGTAATCCAATTAAATACAAGAGTTGTTAGATTGGAAAAAAATATTGTGATAGATTTGGATCAAAATCAAACAAATAAAGCTCAACTAAAAAATATTTCTATGAAAATTAACAATCTATGTCAAAGAATAAATAAATTAGAAAAATTAATTTAAGTTTTTATTATAGTTCTGAATTAAAAATATTCATCTCTTTTTGACTACACAATATAATAGCTACTTTTTGATGTAAATTTTCATATGAAAATGGAACATCCAATAAACTTTCTTTACCATTAGAACTATATCCACCAGCTGATTCTATAATATATGCCATTGGATAAGCCTCATATAATAACCTAATTCTTCCGCTCTGATTCTTACTATCTTCTGGATAAGCAAAAAACCCTCCTTTAATTAAAATACGATGACCATCAGCAACTAAACATCCAACCCAACGAGATGTTTTACCATCTTCAATAAAATGATTAACTAAATTATTGTATTTTTTATTTAACCACCTATGTTTATTACTTTCATTAATAGAATAAATAGAACCTTGTGTTGGCATTTTAACCTCATATTTATCATTTTGATTAAAATATATATAAACTGGTTTGTTACGTTCAGCTATTACCATTTGCATAGATTGACTATACATACAATAACCAGCCATTTCTATTTGTCTTCCGTTAATTATTTTACCATCATTATTTAGAAGAAATACAGCAAAAATAGTACCAACTGTAATATTAACATCTATATTACCTGACCCATCTAATGGATCAAATGCTATTAAATATTTACCATTTTTATTGGCAGTTTCAATTATATCTTCATCTTCTTCTGAACTAATAAAACGAATTTCTGAACATTTTGAAAGATTATTTTTGAGTAATTCATTAGTCCATATATCAAGTTGTTTTACATCATCTTCACTTTCATTTTTATTACCATATAAAGAACCTTGTTGATGGCTATTACCATTATGAATATAATTACTAATTTCTTGACAAGAAGAGTAAATTGTTGTAAAAATTTCTTCCATAATATATACTATATATATTAATCTTTAAGTAAAAAAAATGATTTAATATATTTTTTCATAATTATTATTGTAAATAATTATGAAATGTCAAATATGTCAATCTGAAAACGCAAATTATAGGCTCCAACCTTGTTGTCATTATATGCATCATAAATGTGTAATTGATTGGAGAAATATTAGCTATTCTGTTGCAAATACATGTCCTGTATGTATAACGGTAAGCAGTAAGAATGAAAAATTAAATAAAGTTATATTTAGATATGATAATATAGTAATACAAAAAAATATTTGGATATAAATATAAATTAAGTAATTATAAATTATAAATTATAAATTAAGTAATTATTTAGTATTGATGGCTATTAATGAACATTGATCATCTCTAATAACACTATTTCTTCTAAAATTTGCTGCAGGATTATTAATAATATTTAACAATTCTTTATCTTTAATATCAATGGATTCTTCGTTATTTTTATTATTATGACGTTGAATTATTAAAATTACTAAAAAGACTGCACATGATATAGATTGAATACATCCACATGATATAAGTCCAATACCTGTGTTTTGACAAACAGTAGAATTATCCAATATTAAAATTGAAATTCCTATTGCATTATAGATCATTCCAAATACTATATTAATAAATAACCATGGATTAATTATAGGATCATAAATTTTTATTAAAAATGGTATAGTTAGAAAAGCATGAATAATCATTACAGAAATTACTATTTGGTTAAATAGTATATTTACATTTTCAATAAATGTACAATCATTAGAATTAGTGTAAAATATAATTCCTAATAATTGTAATATAAAAAGCACTGTATATAGAATAATAAATATAAACAAATGTTTCATTTAATATTTTATTTATTTTAGTAAGTAAAATATTAATTTATTAAGTAAAATATAATCATTTTTTTTAAGTTAAAATTGGATAAATTATATGTTATAATTTTATTAGTATATGAAAGGTAAAGAATTATATAAATATATATGTATACAATGGCAATTGTTATATAAAAACATAAACATTGATGTTATTTTAGATGAAAATGAATTAAATGTATTTCATACACATGATTTAGTAGAATTATCTCATATATTTTGGTCTGTACCAGTGACTTTATATCAATTATTATTGAATACTAAAATATCAAAATTAATAGATTGTGAAGGATATCAAATAGTATTATTTGTTTTAGCATTACTATATTCTAAATACCATTCAGATGATTCTATTGTATATGAAGGAATATGGTGGCAATGGAGAATAGTATGTAATGATAATTCAGTTATGATGAAATATGAATATTTACATAATATAGAGAAAAAAATAATTAAGTTGATGAATTATGATATAGAAAATTATGCAATTGGTTCAGGTGATATATATGATATGTATTATTTATTGGATAGTCAAGAAGAAAAAAAAGATTATATTTATAGTATTTTAGAAAAAAATATTATAAGTGGTTAAAAATAATAAATATTATAAAAATAAATATTATAATAATATTTACTATAAAATGAGTAAAGTTTCTATCATTATGCCAGTTTATAATAACAGATTATATGTAGAAACTGCAATTAGATCAGTTTTAAAACAAACATATAAAAATTGGGAATTAATTATTATTAATGATAAGTCTACTGATGGCGTTGAGAAAATATTGGAGAAGTACCAAGACAATGACAAAATTAAAATAATAAATAATGAGAAAAATGTTGGATGTTATATCTCATTAAACAAGGGTATTATGATAGCAACAGGTAATTATATTGCAAGATTAGATTCTGATGATTATATACATGATAATAAATTATCTATGCAAGTTGATATTTTAGATAATAATCCAAATATTAATATTATTTTTACATATTGTAAATCTAATTTTGATATAATTAAAAGATGTATGGCAACCGCTTTAATTAAGAGAGAGATTTTTGATAAAATAGGTTATTATGATAGTGTAAGAATAGCTGCTGATAACGAATTTAAACTTCGTTATTTGAAAATATATGGTAATAAACACATCACATGTATTAATAAAGTATTATATTTCATTAGAGTTAGACATAATTCTTTATCAAGATCAAGTAAAACAGGGATGGAGTCTATTCCAAGAAAAACATATAAGGCGAATTATATGATATGGCATCGTAAAAATAAAGATTTGTATATTGCATTTCCTTTAAAAGAACGTAAATTTCCTGCGCCTAAATTAATTTTATGAAAAGAATAAATATATAGTTATATTATAAATAAAATGAAAAAAGATTCTGTTAAAAAAGTAAAACCCAAACGAGATCCCACTATATATGCACTTTTTGTTAAGGAAAAAATGAAAAATAGAGGTAATACACCTGTTACCGAAATGATGAAAAAAATTGGTGCTGATTGGAGATCATTATCTGAAAAAGATAAAAAGAAATTTCAAGAAAAGGTAAAAAAAAAATAAATTTTTATAAATTATTTTTCTATGTAAAATTAGGTTTACATAGAATAATTCCACCTTCGTGGTAAGATGCAGAAAATCCATTCTTTGGTGTTTCTTTCAACAAGGATTTATACTTACGGTAATGTTCAGCAGTTAATCCCTCTACAAGTTTAATGATTAATTTCACTATTTCAAGAGGTAATTGAAGAAGAACACAATCCTTATTTTTGGTGTACCCTTTTATCCAATACTGTCCAGTACCGGACATTAGGATCATCCTAGCGCACAACATATTATATTGTTTTTCCTCTATTGAAAGTTCTTCAATATTCACATTTTTACTAACAGGAGTAAGTGCAGAATTAAGAAAAGAATTTTTACATACAGAAGCTTTTCTCGCAGGAGGTGGTCTTTTATATTCATCCTCAGATGGGTATTCATCTGAATATGGATATTCGTCCTCATCAGATGATGGATAATTATAGTATCTACTATTCATAATATTTTTTACAAAATTTAATATTAAAAATTTTAATCAATTTTTATATATTACTATACATCGGTTTTCGTAAATAAGGAGCTTTCTCTAAAACTAAAAGTTTTTAAATTTATGTATATAAAGGCATTAATATTATATTCAGTGCTGTAACACTATATATATTGTAATTAAATATTTATATATACAATGGCATTATTTTTTATAATATTATAAATAGATTATGATAATAATCACGGTAAAAAAATGAATAATTAATGTCATTATATAATATAATAGTTATAAAATGACACAACAGATGTATATAATGTCACCAGATATTTTTAAATCTCTTTCTAAAAATACTGTATCTCATATTAGTGATAATACATATCAAGAATATATTATCAAAAAACTTGATAATATTTTACTTGAAGAACAAAAATGTAAAATTATGAATACGAATAGTCCTGAAAAAGCATTGGAAATGTTAAAATTATATAATATAAATTATACACATAAATACTAATTTTTTATGTTTTTATAATTAATTAATGACTGAAAGTGACATTAAAAATCAATAATATATATTGTTATACCATATAATGATATATATCACCCCTATTTTTCATTTTTCAGTGGTAGTTAATTCTCAGTAAGGAAATTAATGATTGAAAGTGACATCAATATTATAAAATATTTTCAAGTATTACTATATATGGTTGGATTATTTATATAAATCGTCAAAATTATGACCCCGGTTTTTTAGAAATTTGTAAAAAATGGTAAAATTGTGGAAAAAAATTTTTTTATAAAAAAATTCTTCTCAGATTTTTTATCCCTAATTTTACAATTTTTCTTTCAAAATTTTCTATAAATATTTTTATATATTTTTTCCCCGCGCGCGGTTTTTATCCTATTTTTAACTAGCACACAAAAAATGATTGAAATGATTGATTTGCATATAGACTGAATATGATGCAAAGACGTATTTTATAAAATATTCACAATGTAAGTTATTACCATATTCAAAGAGCACACAAAAACGATGCAAAACACTCTTTTTTGTTACTGAAAAAAAATAAAAAATAAAATAATTTTATAAAATATGACTGATTATGCTCATAAAATTAATATGCACAAATAGCACACAAAAGCACACAAAATAGCACACAAAAGCACACAAATTCACACAACTAGCACACAAAAATGTGCCAAAAATGGATCGTTTTTAACACATATTTTTTTGGTAATAATATTACCAAAAAAAATAATATATGTAAAAAAATATGGTGGTAAAACCTTTAAAAAACTCATAAAAATCTCAGTCTAAGTGAAAATAATAAAATATATAGAATTGTATCAATTATAGTAATTAAAAAAAATAATATTAATAATTCCGTTTTTCAGTCTTAAAATAAAATGATTGATTTAATAGAAATGAGTCAAACATAAAGAATATATATATATGTATATATATATATATAAATATAAATGAATAATATGAAAGATTGTCTACGTTGTGGTAAACAATTAAGTAATAAAAGTAATTTAAATCGTCATTTAAGAAATATTAAAATATGTCAACCAATATATTTGGATATATTTCCTGATGAGATTATAAAAAATTATAATAAATATGAGGAACAATATAGAGAATTATTAAATGAAAAGTTTGATATAGACGATAATATTAAAGA